AGAATTGAAATAGAGGCAAACGGTGAACTTGCTTATCGACCAGTTTTAAACAGTCCTCCAGTTCGTTCTACACCAGAAGCTTTGATATTAAACCAATGGAACCATTGTAGAATTGAACACTATGGTTCTACTGCTAAATGGATGGTAAACGGTGTTGTAGATGCTGGCGGTTCTGCTCCGCAAGGTTTCCTTCTTGGCGGTGGAACAAATGTATATATTGGTGAACGTTCTACAAATGAAAGAAGTTTTATTGGTGCGTTAGATAATTTAACTATTACACAAATTACTGCGTTAACAGCAGATGGCTCATATACTGTTCCAACTACGCTACAAACTGGTAGTTACTTTACAGACGATTTTGATAAAATTTCGGCTATTGCTACTGTTACTGTTGTGGATGGTGAAGTAACTGAGGTTGTTGTAACAAATCCTGGTAAAAATTATACTAGCGAACCAACAATTACAATTTCAGATCCCGATGGTTCACCTGCTGATTATCAAGCAACCGCTTCTGCAGTACTAACAAATGGTGCAGTAAGTTTAATTACGATAAATAACTCTGGTAAGTTCTATACTTCTGCAAATGCTGCTATTGACTCAGTTACTTCTAGTACTGCAACCGCATCTATTTCAATAGATGGCACCGGACAAGCTGCTACTATTACAGTAACAAATCCTGGGTCTGGATATAGAACTGTACCTACTATTACTGTTGGAAATCCTGCTGCTACATCAATTCCATACCAACAAATTGAATTTGACGATGACTGGGGAATTATTACTGTTATTGAGGATGTGTAATGAGCGACGAAAAAATTTCTTCTGCACTTGGTATTAGACCAATGTCAGAAATAGACGAACAAGAAAAAAATCTTCCTATAGAAAAACCTGTAGAGGTGGCAATGCCACCTGCTGTGATATCAGTTGAAGATGACGAAAATTTAAAAGATATCGAAACGGTCAGAACAAATATTGCCAGTGTTATTGATATTGGCAAAGAAGCTATGGAAGAAATGCTTGAGATTGCAAAACAATCAGAGCAACCAAGAGCATTTGAAGTTGTTTCTACATTGATGAAAACTATGCTTGATGCAAACAAAGACTTTGCTGATATTTCTACTAAGAAGAAGTTTGCTAAAGAAGAACTACTTGGACCAAAAGAAGCAGCGCAAACTAACGTTACAAACAATAATCTAATTGTATCAACCGCAGATCTTTTGAAAATGCTAAAGGGTGATAACAATGGGTGATGGTTACTTAGGAAATTCACACCTTAAAAAGGTAGATCAAGAAATTGAGTGGACTCCTGAGCTTATCAAGGAGTACATTAAGTGCTCTGAAGATCCTGTATATTTCGCTAAAACATATATTAAAATTGTACACGTTGATAGAGGTCTTATACCTTTTGAAATGTATGATTACCAAAAAGAAATTGTTCAAAAAATTACAGACAATAGAAGATGCGCAGTTCTTACAGCTCGTCAGTCTGGTAAGACTACAACAGCGGTTGCTGTTATTCTACATTATATTTTGTTTAATGAATTTTCTACTGTAGCTATCCTTGCAAACAAAGGAGATGCCTCCAGAGAGGTTCTTGCTCGTATTAAGTTAGCCTATGAGGCGCTACCAAAGTGGCTACAGCAGGGCATTACAGAGTGGAATAAGGGCAATATAGAACTAGAGAACGGTTGTAAAGTACTAGCTGGTACAACATCTTCATCTGCTATTCGTGGTAAATCTATTAACTTCCTATATCTAGATGAGGTCGCGTTCATTGAGGGATACGACGAATTCTTCGCTTCAGTATACCCAACTATTTCATCTGGTGAGTCTACAAAGCTTTTGATGACTTCTACACCTAACGGATTGAACCACTTTTGGAAAACATGTAAGGGTGCTGAAGAAGGAACAAACGGTTATCAATTTGTTAAGGTTATGTGGTACGATGTACCTGGTCGTGGCGAGAAATGGAAGAAAGAAACTATTGAATCGCTTGACCATGATGAAGATAAGTTTAACCAAGAATACTGTTGTGAATTCCTTGGTTCATCTGGTACTCTAATCAGTGGTTCAAAACTAAAAGAGCTTTATCCTGAAAATCCTATAATGAAAAGCGATGGTTTGACACAATATGAAAAACCTGAAAAAGGCAAACAATATGTGCTTATTGCTGACGTTGCTAGAGGAAAGGGTTTAGACTATTCTACATTTAACGTTATTGATATTACAGAAATGCCATATCGGCAGGTTGCAGTTTACAGAGATAACCTAATAGGTCCAGTAGATTTTGCAACAGTTATATATAGAGCCGGCATGATCTACAATCAAGCTGGTGTATTAGTAGAAATTAACGACATTGGCGGACAAGTGTCTGACATTTTGTTGTTAGATTATGGATACGAAAATTTACTTTACACACAAAATTCTGGGCGCAGTGGTAAAGTTTTAAGTGGTGGATTCGGAAAAAATGTTGATAATGGTATTAGAACAACAAAACTCGTAAAGGGTACTGGGTGTTCTATGCTTAAAATGATTGTTGAACAAAATCAAATTTTAATACGCGATTACGAAACTATTCAAGAATTAAGCAGATTTTCTAGAAAGAAAGATTCATTTGAGGCAGAATCAGGATTCCACGATGACTTGGTAATGAATTTAGTATTATTTGCATGGATGGTTGAGCAGCCGTACTTCAAAGATATGACTGACATAAATACATTAGTAAAACTCAGAGAAAAAACAGACGAGCAAATTGAAGAAGAAATGTTACCTTTTGGATTCGTGGACGTTGGAGACGAATTTTATGAAGATGACGGACTAGTGTTATAATGGCTCACCAAATACAAATCGAGTAATTTATAAATAGAAACAGTTATATAAATTAATAAAAACGCGTTTCTAATTAAATAAAGGAGAAAAACATGGCTTTTTCCGTAAGTCCTTCCGTCATTGTTCGAGAAGTGGATGCGAGTCAAGCAGTACCAGGCGTTGCAACAGCTCCGGCGGCGATGGCTGGTATTTTTAAATGGGGTCCTGTTAATGACCCTATTCTGATTACATCAGAAAATGATTTAGTAGATCGATTCGGTAAACCAACTGACTCAAACTATGAGACGTTCTTTACGGCTGCAGACTATCTAGCATATGCAAATGCATTGTACGTAGTTCGCGCTGATGACGGCTCTGCTGTTGCTTCAGGTACAGTTATCGTAAGAGATGCTAATAACGCGGTTATCCCAGAAGATAGTACATATGCTGCATTTGATGCAAAATATCAGGGTGCTTTAGGCAACTCAATCTCAGTTTCTTGGGCAACTAGCGAATCATTCGAATCACCTGTTGTATCAGTTGGCGATATCGGTCTCAATGGTATTGCAAATACTGCTGTTGAACAAGTATTAGAGTTTAACTCATCTGCAGTTTCTTTTGACATTGCAAACACAGCAAGCATCCCAACAATTTATGCTGGCGACGTACTTGTTGTTGGTAACGTTAATGTTGGATATCAAGAACTGGTTGTTGCAACCGCTTCATTAACAGATATCGAAGAAACATTTGGTTCTGGTAACACTGCAGTAACAGTAACAACTGGTTATACACAAGCTATTACATTTACTAGCAGATATAGACTAGCAGAAACATCTTTGCCTAAACTATCTGTTGTTAAAAAATGGCAACATAGTGCAATGTTTGGTAAAGCACCATCTGCAGGACATATTCACATTGCTGTTATCGATACAGATGGTGGTATTACAGGTACTGAAAACAATATTGTTGAAATTTTTGAAAACTTATCAACAACTCCAGGTTCTGTTAATCCACAAGGCGCAACAAACTATTATGGCACAGTAATTGAAAACATGTCTTCATGGGTTCAAGTTGCAAATTCAACCGTAATCGGAACTGCAAACCAAACAACAAACCAATATGAAACAATGCAAGGTGGTACTGACGCTTCAACAGAAGCAAGTGCAACACTTGGAGCATTAGCATTTGCTTGGGACGAATTAAAGAATACTAACGAAATTGATATTTCTTTTGTTCTTCAAGGCAAAGGCGATAATGAGGGTGTTAGAGCTAACTACATCGTTTCAAACATTGCAGATTACAGAAGAGATTGTGTAGCATTCCTATCACCATCTAAAGAAGCTGTAGTTGATGAGTTAAAAACAAACTCTAAACTAGAAAATGCTATTGCATATCGTAATAAGATCCAAAATTCTTCTTATTGGTTTATGGATAGTGGCTATAAATACCGTTATGACAAGTATAACGACAAATATCGTTGGACTCCGCTAAACGGTGATATGGCAGGTCTTTCTGCAAGAGTAGATCCTTGGGAATCTCCAGCTGGTTATAGAAAAGGTATTATTAAAAATATCGTTAAACTAGCATTTAACCCAAGCAAACCACAACGTGACCAACTATATAGTGCTGATGTTAACCCAGTTATGTCTCAGACAGGTCGTGGTATTGTTCTATTCGGTGATAAAACCGGTCTTGGAATTAGCAGCGCATTTGATCGAATTAACGTTCGCAGACTGTTTGTTTCAGTTGAAAAAGCAATCGCTACTGCTGCTGAAGGGTTGTTATTTGAGTTTAACGATGATTTCACACAAACTCAATTTAAGAACATCGTTGATCCATTCCTTCGTGACATCCAAGGACGTCGCGGTATTATTGATTTTAGGGTTGTTTCAGACTCTAGAGTTAATACTCCTGAAGTGATCGATCAAAACAAATTCCGTGCGAGTATTTTCATTAAACCAGCACGTTCTATTAACGTTATCGAACTTACATTCGTAGCAACAAGAACAGGCGTAGAGTTTGACGAAATCGTCGGCCAGATCGCGTAATAAATAAATTTAAAAGGAGAAAGACACATGGCATTTAACATCAACCAGTTCAAATCAGAGCTTGTCGGTGGCGGTGCACGTCCTACACTCTTCCAATGTCAGATCACCAACCCGATCAACAATGCTGCCGATATCAAGATTCCATTCATGGTAAGAGCAGCAGGAATTCCTGAGTCAACTGTGGGACAATACACTGTCCCATATTTTGGCCGTCAGGTAAAGTATGCTGGTG